CCCTTGCAGGAATGGCAGGCTCAACATTTGGATCAATCACCAAGGACCAACTTGTCTCTGCGGCTAAGGAGAAGTTCGACGCCCTTCCTATGCGGGCAATAGATAGTGATAAATGGCTGAGGGAAGCAGGGAAGCATGGGAAGAATGCCGAGATGGCCCTGCTTAACAACAAGCCCGCCAATGCCTTCACCTCTAAGCAGGCTCAATACTTCAACACTATCTATGCCCAATTTGCCCGGGATGTGGAAAAGGCCAAGGCCAAACTCGACAAGTCCGCAAAGGCATTCCGCAAGGCCGACGTTAAGGGCATCGAACCAGAATACCTCAACCATATCCAAAACCTCCTCCAACAAATGGGGTACAAAGTTGGCCGATCATTGGAGAATATCCAAGAAAACCTTGATCGTAAAGGCAAAACCTTCGAACAATTCATCGATGCCAAACTTAAAGAAACTAATGGCATGCGGGATATTCCATATCCGGGGTTTATGCTCGATGGTGAAGCGGTTAAACCAATTGATGAAATGAAGTCATATGACTTCATGGCATTAAAAAGTACTATTGATGCGTTGATTAAGAACTCGAGAGATGAGCAAAGGATCACTCGTGAAGGGCGTACTATAGAACTTAATGATTTAGTCGACAAATTGGTCGATCACGTGAAGACCTTTGATTTGAAGACACTTAAAGCCACAGCGACTAAGATGGATGAAAGATTTAAGTTCCCTAAGACTATGCTTATGTCCATTACCTCAGTAGAGACATTTCTTAACCGTTTGTCTCGCCGTGACCCATTGTCAGTTGAAAATCATTACATCAACTATCGTGTGTCGACAGCGAATGGAGTTAAGTTTAATTTAGAAAAGGATCTAGCGCAAGGGCTTAAGGATGTTGGAATATTTAAAGATGGAGACAAACTAGTAGCTGCTCCATTTCGTGCGCCAGATGGAAGGGAGTTTCAGAACTTCACTCGAGAAAATGTCAGGGCTATGATTCATAATGCGGGAAACCGATCGAATTGGACGAAGTTTGCACGCGGTTGGAGTCAAGATCCTGAAGCGTTAATGGCTTGGCTTGTGGCAAATAGTACTAAAGAAGATTGGCAGTTTGCTCAGGGTTATGGTGATAAGGTTTTTAAGAAGGTAGTTAATGAATCCGACGCGATGTATGAGCGGATTAATGGCAATACTATTGATAAGGTTCAGCTAACTCCATTCACCAATGCCCATGGAACATTCGATGGTTGGTATCATCCACTGATTCGTGATGATCATTTTAAAGGTCGGATACGAGACGGTGCTTATGCTGATGGGGACTTTGGACATTTCTCAACTTCCAATGGCTATACTCTTAGCCGAGATAAGTCAGCTTATCCAATTAGCATGGATCCAAATAAGGCTACGATCAAAATCAATCAAATGCTTCACGATGTCGCTTATCGAGAGTTCGTCCTTGATACCCAAAAGATATTCAAAAGTGAGAAATTGAACCAAGCGATTAAGGATCACTTTGGTCCTGAGTATAGTAGTGAACGAATGTTAATGCCTTGGCTCAGAGACATAGCTGGTCAAGCATCCGTGCCATCGGAGAATATGGCGCAGGCTAAGTCGTTTATGAATTTGGTTCGGTCGAATCTAATTGGATATTATATCGGCTTTAATCCGGGAACGGTGTTGAAGCATGGCCCAACGGCATGGGCGTATTCTATGAAACAGGTTGGGGTGTTAAACTTCGCTCGCGCAGTGAAAGATTTGTATGGGCGTAGTGAGGATATTAACTTATCCAATAGCCAATTCGCCATGGAGCATTCTAAGGTTCTGCCTCAACGCGAGCGATATTGGCAGGATACAATTGCTGGAGCGCATGATATCTTAGCTGAAGGAGATAAATCCTGGCGGCAAAGTATAGCCGAGAAGGGTTCTTGGGCAGTTGCCAAATCCGATATGGCCTCAGCTAAACCCACTTGGATTGCCGCATATAGAATGGCAAGGGAAGGTGAGATATCAGATCATAAAGGCGAAATATTATCTCATGAAGAGTCGATTGAATTTGCTGATGCTCAAGTCCGCTTAGCCCATGGCGACATATCAACTTCAAACAAGCCTTCTATGGTTCGTGGCAGTGGGCCAATGGAGAGTATGAATACAACGCTATATGGTTTCTTTGGCACTACTATGCAGCGTAGACTTGAAATAGCCCACGACGCAGCAGACGCACTTGGAGCATTAAAGGAAAGGGATTGGAACGCGGCGGCAGGTAAGTCTCGTGATGCGTTTTGGGGATTTATGACGTATGTGGTTATACCCACTATCATCGAGGAACAGGTAACTGGTTTAAGCACAGATGATAGACGAGGATGGCTTACACATTTGGCTTCTGCGTCTATGCTTGGTATGTCTTCAACAGTTTTATATGGCCGTGATATTGCCTACGCTATTCATAGTGGCAAAGCTGATATCGGATTACTTCCCTCTGCACTTGGGGATATGATCAAAGGTGTAGAAGCACCATTTAAACAAGGAGCGTGGACTAAACAGCGCTTAGGAAAGACTGTTGGCGATACTCTTGGGGCAGTGGGATTACTTGGAGGTGTGGCACCAAAGACATTAGATAATGCTATGCACTTTGGAATCGACTTAGTTAATAAAGTGGCCCATCCTAAATCTATTGGGGATTGGTATCGAGGAGCAGTGAAAGGCACGACTAAACCGAGAGAGGAAAAGTAAATGGAAGTTAACTTTTCGCAGAGCCTTAAGTTTGTGCTGCAGAGCGAAGGTGGCAACGACGACGATCCGCAAGATCATGGCGGACGGACATCACGAGGGATTACGCAGAGGGAGTATGACGCATGGCGCAGGGAGAAGTCACTGCTTGCGCAGGATGTGTGGAAGGCGGGTGATTCAGATATTGCGACTATTTATCACGACGAGTATTGGGAACCAATGTGCGATGATTTGCCAATCGGCATCGATTACCTCTACTTCGACATGGCAGTAAACGCAGGTCCTCATCGAGCAGCGGTGTTGTTGCAGAAGGCCTTAGGTGTGAATCCTGACGGGCGCATTGGGCCACTGACAAGGCAGGCAATCCGCAACTGTGATGCCAAAGGTCTGATTGAGAAGTTCTCCACAGCCAAGGCTAATTGGTACAAATCCCTCCACCAACCACGATTCACACAGGGTTGGTTGAACCGTACGGCGAGTGTGAAGACGAATGCGTTATCAATGTTGAAAGGACCGCAGACATGAACTTGAACCTCACTCCCATTCAAATCCTTGGCATCATCTTAGTTATCAACGGTGCATTGATTGGTTCCACAGCGCAGCTAACCGATCTAATGGGCCCTCATGTGGCGCATATGATTGTATCCGTATGTAGCCTGGGCAACTCAATCCTTGGCGGTATTGTAACTATGTTCGGCTCACAGAGTGCACAGGTTAAGAATGTGTTGGCGATGCCCGGGATTGATTCAATCAAGGTCAACGCTCAGGCCAATCAGGCTTTGGCACAGATTGCTGTCGATCCAGCGCAGGATAAGATTGATACCACAATGGGCTCAACAGCGCAGGTTGCAGCTACAGCGAAGGGGGTTTGAGATGAAGTGGATTGTATTGACGGTGATGTTGTTGGTATCGACCTCGGCCTTTGCCCAAACTAAACTCAAAACACCTCAGATCACAGGCAACGTCGTCGAGGATACTAAAGCTAACCTTGGGCTCAATCCACAACCAAAGCTTCTAACTGGGAACATCGAGAAGGACATGCATGCGTTATGGGACAAGATCGTCAACGCCAGCAATGCCGATTTGACATATGCCTCGGCACTTGCGGCATCAGCTGGAACTCCTGCTTCAGCAGTTCGTAAGCAGTGCTACGATGCTATCTTGAAGTTGAATGCCCAGGTTAATGGCATGAATGTCTTAGGTGCCGATGGCAAGCCACTCCCACAGCCTGATCCGAAGCTATTCACCGGTGTTGAGCAAGCAGCTGAAACCATCGACAACCTAGCTCCAAGCGGACCATTGTTTGTGAACTGTGCTGGTATGGCCCAGCTTACAAAGACCAATGTTCTAACCTTGGTGAATGCCATTGTCACAGGCGCCGCTGGCTTTGCAGCTATGCCAATCATTCCGGGGCTTTAGTATGATCCGCATCCGCTTCGTTCGCCATAAAGGCTTTGCTTGCGGCGCAATTGTCTGGCGATCTGGTATGGTGGGGATGCCTTTTATCCCCACCCATGCCGAATGCGTTACACCTGAGTGGACATGCGTCGGGCAATTCGGCCATGGTGGAATGCAAGAGCGGCCGATGGGATATGATGCGAAGGAGATATACATCGATCGGAACTATGGCCCGTGTGCCATCGTAATAGAACTGCCAGTCACTCAATCCCAATCCGACCAATTCTATACCTCCGCCCGCAAAGCCATTGGCGAGCCCTATGACTGGTCCGCACCATGGGGCTTTCTATTCCCTGGCCATCATCATAAGAAATACCACTCAGTCTGCTCGGCAAAGATGTTCCTCTTACTTCGTGAGATCGGCTACTTCCGTTGGCCAATCACAGTCCCGGCCCATCTCGTCGACCCTCGCGACCTAATGATGATCCTATCAACCCACGTGGAGATACCACACTAAGGAATGGAAATGGCCAATGACTTCTATGGGTTGAATCTAAGAGAGATCGCCATCGGTATACAAGGAGCATTTTCAGGTATAATCATCTTACGACGAACCAAACTTAAAGATGTCCTAGGAACCATCTTCGTTGGTGGCGTAACCGCCAACTATGTCGGCCCGGCTATAGCTCAGTATTTAAACGCACCAAATTGGCATGACGTGATTGTTTATCTTTGTGGGTTAGGGGGTTGGACCATTTGCCTAGGCGCGTTGAAATGGTTCGACCTGTATTCAAGATCCTATGAAAGGTCTTAATAATGGACTTGTATGGCTGGATTGATATCGGTGGGGTGTTCTTGGTGCTGACTGTGATGACGTTGACGGAGCATGATGTTATTAATCAGGTAGCGCCAACGTGGTTACAGTGGGTTAGGCGGGGGTCACTTGGGTCGTTGGTTGTGTTGCTAACCAATGCGGTGGTTCATGACAATTCGCAAATGTCGCTGTTGTGGATTGTCTGGGCTGGGCTATTAGCGATGGCGGTTAATGCCATTGCGCTAACCTTGCGGAAGACGAAGGATACAATAGGAAGTCGGTTGCCAACCAGAAGGATGATTAGGCAACGTCAATCGGGGAGTGTTGATGATGAGTTACATAGGTGACCTTGCGCAACTGATTACTGCGCTAGTGGTACTGGCTAACTTTATTGTTAGTCTACTCCATGGACGTAAGCTGGCTGAGGTGGAGCATAGCATGAATGGAATGAAGGATCAGTTGGTGAAGACTACTGGTGAAGCTGAGTTTCAAAAGGGATTGAAACAAGGTGAGGGAATTAATCGCCCTTGATGACTTTATAAATCTGCTGCCCGGTTCTCTTATCCACCCCAATCGCCTGAATCTTCCCACTCCCCTCAAGGATCTCCACAATGCGGAGGATTGAGTGGAGTGGGATTTTGTCTTTGGCGAAGTTGATGATACGGTGCTTGGGGACACCTTTGCCAACGTCGGAGGTTTGGATGTAGTACATGATCTCTTCGAGGGCTTGGCCATCAGCACTGCCCGCACCTGCTTTAAAGATCTGTGGCATTGCAGTTTCGGCTTCAAGCAACCATCCCATTGCACGGTTGAAGTCTGCCTTTGTAAGGATGAGGCTGTTGGATTTATCCAGGGAGGCGATCATTGAAAGCTTATACAAATGTGCTCGTCGTCTAGTAACATAGTGAATGAGCTTAGGATGGCTCGGAATTGGAATTTCCCCAACGGCTCTCCAGTTGTTGACGGCATCTCGGTAATCTTCAGTGACTTCAAACTCCCCTGTGAGATTATTGATAATTCGTAAGTCGTATTCGAGAGCGGTATTGTGATTGATTGTCTTTGGGGCAAAGTCATCGCCAACTATCCTTTCATCGCTGAAGATCATAAGTAGTCGTGAAGTGAAGCCTTGTTCCCAAGCACCCTCGGGCATGAACTTCATTAGGTTTGATGGAGTTGAGCCACAGAGCATGTTGAGTTGGGGACTTTTGATTTTGATATTATCGCCTTTAAACATCCGTCGGGATTGGGTGTATGGATCGGGGTCGTAGAAGGCTGATAGGCCTGCGATCATATCGTCTTCATGTTTGTGTACGAATGCACCAAGCTCGTCAGCAGCAATGTACATAGAGTTATACTCAAGCGGAGGATCGGGGAGTCGTACCATGAAACGCTTAGCTTGCACAAGTGAGTCGACAAGAGAAGCGAAAGTGAGAGAAATAGGAGCGAGATGAAAATCTGGAAGGTCAATAACATAACTACGTGCCTCTCGTATGGTTCGGGTTTTGCCAACGCCTGGGTGGCCTAGGATTAACACATAAAGGTTAGGATGCATAGGACGTGAAGTCCGTACCCAAACCTTCTGCTCCACAACTGCCGCAATGGTACTAATCGCAGACCACTTTCTAAACAACAACGGACTATCTAGATTTCCTGTCTGCTCGACGAAACTGTCGATCCAAGATTCCAGCTTCCGTTTGTCTTTGGCGATTATCATGCCCTTTGTAGTTGACGAGTCCGTTGGGATTCTTCCGTGCATCATACTTCCCTCGGTTCCAACCTATTTGGCAATCATATGGGATAGCCAATAGGCGACCGTTGTTGAGCGGCACCTCCACCGCGAGCATTGCTTGTAGCTTTGGAACAACTTCATCTTCCATCTCCTCTGGATACATCCAAGTGGTTGCGTCGTGGTCTTGGGCCATGAGTATGGCCGGGCGCTTGCGCCAAGTGTTGAGCATGCCTTGATTGACGATATCGGCAAGGGAGCCTTGCGGATCATAAGCAATGGCCTCACGGATCACATCCGCATCGTTCCTTCGGCCTAAGAACCATCGCTTCCGTCCAGCGAGGTTGACGATATAGCCTTTAGCCCATACCTGCGCCTTGACCCATGCGTGCCATTTAAGGTGGGCCGGGAACGCACCAAAATACTTCGGTTGGAATTGCCTAACCACGTTAACCGGAAGCTTTGACTGTTGAGCAAGTGTTGTAGGTTGTCCTTCGTAATTCGAACCATGCCCAAGCTTCTTACACATAAATCGATATGTATAATGACGGTAGTAGGGCGTCTCAGCGATATCCTTATCTTTATTGAGGATGTTGGTCCAACCCAACTCTGGCCAGCAAATTCTAGCAACGGCTGTATGCACGTCACCGGAATCGACAGCGTCAAGGTATGTCGGATCATTGAACAGGTTCCATTCTATTGCGCCGACGACGTAGGACTCGCCGGACTTTGCATCGAATTTGGCGAACTTCATTCCTTGATCGGCAATGAAGACGGATCGCAAGGACTCTTTAATATTCTGTACGTTTCCTCCGGTCCCATATTCGCTATATGAAGAGGAAAATCGTCCCGTATTTGTTCCGGCGATATTGTAACTCGTACGCATACGCCCGTCTGTGTCGATGTCTGTTTTAAGGACTCCGATGTCTTTGGCGAGTTCTCGCATTGCTGACATGTGTGCGATGATTTGTTTGGTGACAGTGTATTGCTCCATCTTCTCCAAAGCGTCTCTATCAACCGTAGGCCTACCATAGCGTTTAATCTCCGGGATTTGAAGGTGGGTGTAGAATAGAGCTTTAAGATCATCATTCGACCTCCAGTTAAACCACTTCATCCCCACGCCTTCGAGAACGATTAGGGTTAACTGGCGTTCGAGTTGATCCAAGGCGTCGTAGTATTCCTCAAGGACCTCATTCCGCCGAGCTTGGTCTACGAGGATGCCACGGGCGTTCATTTCGAGCACTGGGCCTTGCAAGGCCTTGGAGAAGGCGTAGGTCTGTGCCTCCTCCATGGTTTGTTCGTTGTGGCCGAATTTGATTGCGTTCCAGACCTCACTGGTTATACAGCAATCCAGTCCGTTATAGATTTGATCCTGCTCGAACGGAGTGAAGTCATTGGGGTTGGAGGTTTGGGTGCTAATGATCCTGACCACTACTTCACCAAACCGCCGTAATCCCATTCTTCAATTAGATAAAGCAGATGTCTATAATCCTCTTCAGGCATAGTTTGCAGTGTTATACCATTTGGCGGTATCCATAACCACTGAGGTGTTAATTTATAACCCTTTTCTTCTAAGAAGGCTGAAGCAGTTGAATCATGTTTAAACTCACTGCCGTGATAATTATGCATCCAATCAATCATTTCCTGCGATGTACTTGGCATCATTCATCCCTCTTCACCGTTTCATGCTTCTTTCGCATGTGTTTCCACGATCCATGGTCGGTATAGATCGAGCCTAAGTATCCGAGTCCTTTAAGACTTTCCGGCTGCCTCGCGTGATGGGCGAGCATGGTGTCTTCTTTAGCACCCTTGACCAAGATTCCATAACTACGTTGGAGGAAACCGATGTCATAGACGCCGTTTTGGAATAACTTTGGGATTGTTGCATCCTCAAGCACCTCACGTATAAGCTTCCATGCTGATTGTTCATGCTTTGCAGTAAGCCAATAGCAACCCGTCGTTGTGCGTACGTCATCGAACGGAATAACGATTGCAAGGTCTGGTCTGGGTGCGAAGCCAATGCACGTGACACGGATTCCTGCCGTTTCAATATCGACAGATAGTAGATCGCAAGTTTGGACATACTCGGTGATGAAGCGGGAGATGTCATCGAGGCTGGGCTCGATCCAGATTTCGCAATTTGGGCGGATGATTTCGGCATAGGCTGATTCCCTTTTGGCTTTCATTAGGTCCATGATTACAGTGGGACGAAGCTCCCACTGCCGGAGGACTGCGGCGGGATGATAAGTGGGAAGGATTTTGAATCCGGTGGCTGTATGAGTTGAATACAGCGTTGTGCCTCTAAGTTTACTAACTCCTGTCTTACCTGCCAATGCCCATAGAGGAGTGTTCCCCAAACACAGAACGAGATTAGGGTTATGAGCCAAAAGCTCAGCCCCCAGTCGTTCGAGTTCAGGCTCGTACTCTGCTGAAAGGTACCCTGATTTGATAAGCGCAGGATATCCAGGCACTCCTGAAGCTTTTGAGCCGCAGACATGTTCGAGTTTGTTGGCGTGGGGGTGGAAGTTGAGGACATTTGTTCGAAATATTTCATCTACGTGTAACCTCCATATTGTATCAAGGCAGTTGGGGTCTCGGGTGTCCCAATAACGTCTGAGATACGACTTATCCTCTCCGGTTAGGGAAAGGATTTGCGCTTCGTCGAGTTGGGTGAGGAGTTCTATGCCACTTGGGCCGACTAGGGGTTGTTGAATGCGGGCTTCTTCGGAGCCCCAGGCTTCGCCGACGATGACTAGGGGAGTCACCGCTTGCCCTCAAGTCGCCTAATCTCATCATCAATATACCACTGTGCTTTCTTAAGGTTCTCCACCGGATCACCCTTGTCCATATACCTCCATAGATACTTCACCGCATTCCCCACGTTAAAGTTCATATGCCTTGTGACTTCGATGCACTCAATCCCGCTCGGATGGCGTCGATAGTGCGCGGGATTGATGGCGTCCTCCGCAACAGATTCATGATCGTTAGCTCGCTGCGGTTTAGGGCTCTGGCTATCTTGATGATCGACATTCCCTCCCGACGGGCTGAAATGGCTAACCCCCGTTCCAGTGGCGTCATGTGGCACTTCGACCCGCGTTTTGAGCCTTTCTTCCGTGTGGTTTTCAGCTTCCCCGAGTAAGGAATTAACATCGAACACGGGCCTCCGTTTGAGTTCTTCGGTTATGCCTGGGAGTTTGACCATTGTGGCTCCATTGGAGTTATAGATGGGGTCGGTATTGCCGACCCCATCTAATTACTGGTTATCCGCGAAAGGTCACTGCTTTCACTGCCCACATCTGCGCTGTTTGCGCTTCAGTAATAGCAATGGAGCAATAGCGTACCATCTCGGGATTATCGCCCCGTTTGATATAGCCCTTGCGGAAGTCATCCATGTGATCGATGATCTCTGCATAGAGCTTCTTCAACTTATCAACATCACCCATCCCAGAAGGATTGAAGGTAAGGCCAACAGCCTTTTCGCCATAGGTTTGTTCACGTTCTGTTGTCATTGGTTATTCCTCAACCGGTGCGGTTTTGCCGATATTGGCATAGACCGTAGTGCCATCCTTGCTTGCGGTGTGAACAATGTTTGCCACGAACTGACAATTGGGGGTGTCGTCAATGCACTGCCGAGTGGACTTCTCGTCGTCTGCCACTCCGCAATGATCAAGGAACTCCTGAAGTCGATAAAGAGAATCAGGAGTGATGTAATACGTCAGCCGAGTGGAATAGTCTTGCAGGGCACGCATTGTCCCATCTGACTTGGTGGCCCATTCAGCCAATGCCTCTTCATCAACGTCATCGTATGCAGAGAGGCACTTGACGTTGAATTCAACATACGGCGTCTGCTTCTCCTTCGACTTGTCATGCTTTGGCAAGCCTTGAACGGACCAGAGGTAGGTGCCAACTGGAAGGGGCTTGGGCTTGTCGATCTGGGTTGAGGGCTTGTCGAGGATGTCGGAGATTTGATTTGCCATTTGGTTGTTTGCTTTCGATTGGTTGGGTTTTAGAATGGGATGTTGTCGTCTTCGGTTTTGGTTTTAGGTTTGCTTTGTACTTCCTCCATGATCATTTTCTGAATCGTTTCTAAGCGGCTTTGAACTGAGTAAGGGCGAGTCGTTTCTGTTAGATTGGCCGAAGGTAATAGCTCATGATGAATGGCTAATAGAATTTGTATTTTCATATTATCCATTAGATCTTCCTCGCTAATGTAAGGGCCTTTGGTTTAATCACCACACCACCACCTGGACGAGCCGTTAAGACTTCATCTGTTGGTGATGTGATCTTCGGAGCGGCCCGGAGGACCCCAAAGAATTCTGCAAGTCCGATGTCGATTGGATATGACTTTGCCATGTCGAATGGCTTTGGGTTCTTGAGGTCAATCATCGCCGTCGCGGCGGTTTGAATGGTGCGCTTACCGCCAATGGATTGGCATAGCGCAACGGAGTTAAAGTAACGAGGGATGATTGGCCCCAACGCACTCCCCACGCTAGTTGGGTATCCCTTTTTGGACCCATCGGGGTTCTCGATATATCGTATATGGCTCGTGACGATGACATTGGTTCTAAAGGTTTCGCCAGTGACGAAGGCCAAGACACTCTCAATTGCATCTTGAGAGTCTTTGTAGACTGCCCTCGCATCGTACTTGCCGTCCTTACCACGTGCGACCAAAGGCTCGCGGAACGCAAATGCGGCGTCCGATAGAAACGTGAGGGAATCAATGACAAGGATGCAGTTTGATCCCCATTCACTTGGCACACCAAGGTCAGTCTCACTCCCTCCATCGGTGTATTTCCAACGGTCAAGTAGTTTAACAGCGTCCACAAACGCTTTGGGGGTACCGGCAATGACAGGGCCTTCGGGGCCAGATTTATATTTATCTCGCAGCGTTCGATATTCGACGTTGTCGATCTTGTCTGGGGAGTCTCGGAGTATGAATTGTTTGAGCACATCGAGGCCATTGTCCATGTCTAGAATGCGGAGGGAGAAGCCGGCGGCGACGAGAGAAGCAAGGGCGCCGGTTTTGCCAGAGCCAGAGTCGCCTTCGATAAGGAGTTTGGTGTATTCATTGCTCTGATGTTGGCTTAAGCTGGGCATCTGATTTCCTTTTGAAGTCTTGGCAACGGAATCTTGCGTCGGTTACATCTCCTGAGTTAACTGGTGATTGATTGC